CCAATGATCAGGATCAATCCAATTAATAACCATACCCAAATGTTCAGGGCCAAGACTATCAAGCCATTCAATACCACTATCACAATTGTAAACAATCCAAGGGCTAACACGACCGGTGCTAATGTGATGGCAAATACGATTAGCATTACCATAGCGAAAATAATCATTGTAACTAGCGAGCCCACTATTTCCATCAGCATAGTCTTGCATCTCCTGTAAGGCACGTTCCAGTGCGTCTTGTGGTGCTTCACGTTTGACATATTCCAGCAGCCACTCTTCATAAAAACTATCTTTGTGCCATTGATCCAACTTCTTGTTGTTTTTTAAGAGCCATGTAGTAAAACTACGGCTATTGACAACGCGAATAGCAACCAGATGTCTGCCGTAACGAACGAAAGCGCGATAATAAGGACTGTTAACAAAGTCTGCATATGATTTCAGCTTGGCGCTGCCCTGTGTGGTTTCATAAAATTGCAAGTATGCCCTAAGACCAAATTGCACACCTGTTTCTGTTTCCTGCTGCCAACGTTGCTTTTGCTCACAAAGATGTACCGCAAGACTTGATTCCCGACGGAATTCTTTTTCACAATAACGACATTGATGTTTTACTTCAGTTTGAGTTTCCATGCCACTGTGATTCGTAGTTCATAACAAGCTCGGGTGGGTTCTTGACCTTGATGCCAAATTTCACTGTCAAACAATACGCCGGCATTGGGAGTGGGATAGATTAATTGTATCCCGCCAGTCTTTACATCATGAAATGCTGTGGCTCCGCCCCAGCCAGGTTTCCACTCAGGACCAACATAGTATAGGAATGTTCTCCAAGTGCCGTCGCCACCTGCAACATCTTGATGCATTTCACCTGACAAGCCATGTGTCTGACCATTGGCATAGACTTTGTCTAGTTCAAACTGTTGTTTGGTGAGTTCTTCAATGCGCTGTAAAAAATCTTTGGCAAACACTTCATTGTTGTTTAGATCCATGTACCAGAACTTTGCACTGTTGGGAGTATTACTATACCCACTGAATTGCCACGTTGATCCCAGCACAGTCTGCGCGACAATATACTCGTGTTGCTCTTTTGTGAAAACACCATTGTAAATCTGGATATTCATTTTTCATTTCCTAGTTCACGCTGGTATGCGTCAAGTTCTTTCTGTGTGATGAGTTCACTTAACACATCAGCATCACTGAGTTTCATGTTGGGGAACAGGTTTAAGATTTGTTTTTTCTTAGTGCCAGCACCTGCAGAACCTTCTTTTTTCTTGGGAGCGATCCATTGATGCTTTTGCTCTCCCATGCCTGGACTCACTGTGGTGGCGCACAACCATTGCAGTTTGGGATGACGGTTTATGGCAAAGAAGTGGCGATTGAGCCTTTCATTGGTGGCAATCAAATAGAACTCTTGTAGCTCGCTTGATCCTTGCACTGCGCTACCCCAACGCAGCATAAGATAGTTTGAAAACTTCTTGCGTTCTTCGTCGGTGAGTTCGTCATAGAAGTCACGGTTCTTCAAATCAAATTGAAGCATTTCATTGCGTATTGATAACTTGTCACTCATAGCGATACCTTTGTAATCATACTCAGCCAATGAGTATAATAATATTTGATGAATTCTAAGTCAAGATCTTTGAGATCAAGTAATTGGTAACAGTGTTTGATCACAGCCTGGATGCTTTCCCAATTCATTAGATCTGCACCGTTGATATGAATCTGTGGATTCTCCGGATACTGTGCTAAAATTGCATTGAGTTTCTGTTGCCGGGTATGCTGCATGGCTGCATCAGCTATAGGATGTCGGATATGTCTAAAGATTTCATTGTTGTGTACTGTTTCAAGCTCTTGACGTATAGACAAGGGTAGTTGCTGATATTCATCCCAGTTACTGGGCGGTTGTGTTGGCCAATAATCACCGCGCACTGACTGCCAGTATTTTTCTTGATCCTCGCGATAAAAATTTACTTTTCTATATTCTAAAAATTCCTGACAATTATCAATAATAATAATACCAGCATTGGGCCATACTTTCAACATGGCTTCCAAGGTAGATGGCATGTGAGTATCTAGAAAAAACTTTAGATCACTGTTTGTCAATTTGTCAATGTCTGAAAACCATTGCCAGTACTGTCGGGTACTGGGGTCTTCGGTGAGATAGATCAACTCATCTACGCCCATCAGTGTTGTGGCTCCCATAAACAAATCATTCCAACGATGAGTTTGTCCTGCAAGCACGTCTGAAATAAATGACTTTTTATGTTCGTTGGTATAATCGCCACTTGCAATACGATTGTACAATTCAATGTTTTGCAAACAGGCGTTGGAAGCAACACCAAGGCTGTTTAAGATAAATTTTCCCCCGGCACCTGGTGGAAACAGAATAATATTGACATTTGACGTGTCAAAATTAATGTTGGGCCTAGGCCATTGATCAGCAGTTACCATGCTCGTTGATAGTTCACTATTTCACAGTTGCGACTGATGTCTTTGACAAAGTACACACATTGCGGCTTTACATCATCGGTAATGGGCACGGCCAACATCTGTCCATTCTTTAGTTTTGGTGCGAACCAATTTACATCATGATAAACATCTACTATTTCTATCTTGGGGAAACTGGGTCTGAAACTGCTCAATGGATTGAACTCAAACACACTGAACCCACGATCATTGATTGATGTCAACGGCAATACCTCAAGGTCGCCTAAGTCAGGCTCGCCAATCAACACTTGCCAGTCCACGGGCATTTTAATTTTACAATCGCCAATGCGTAGCACCAATGCAGGGCTATTAAAGCTCTCTAAAAATATCAAGGGAATATAATGATAGTCCGGGTCTGCAGGATTTGAATTGTCTAAAATTGCAAATCTCAAATCATCGACTTGCTCGGGCAAGGTATTGAGATCGTAGTACTGATTTTCTAAAGTTAGTATTCTCATGTGTGTATTATACAATATCATGCCGGAACTTTGCAACCACTTCGTGAAGTTCTCTCAGCTGAGTCAACAATTCTTTCATGTGTTCCAAGGGAATCATATTAGGACCATCACTGGGTGCTGCGTTGGGATTTTCATGAGTTTCAACAAACACCGCGTTTACCGATCCCGTGGCCATTGCTGCTCGGGAGAGGTAGGGTACCATCCTGCGATCGCCGCCAGAACTAGTACCCAATCCTCCTGGCTGTTGGACTGAATGAGTGCAGTCAAACACCACGGGATAGCCACTATGTGCCATAATAGGTAAACTGCGCATGTCAACCACAAGGTTATTGTATCCATGTGTTACTCCTCGTTCGCATAATAGGATTCGGTCATTGCCGGTACCGGCAATTTTAGCAGCGGCCTGATAGATGTCAGTGGGTGCCATGAACTGACCTTTTTTGATATTCACTGCCAGTTTAGATTCTCCGGCAGCAATCAATAAGTCAGTTTGTCGGGATAAGAAAGCCGGTATCTGTACAACATCCACTTGATAATGTCGAGCTGCAGTGGCATGATAAGGTGTATGTATATCTGTCAACGTTGGCACATCAACCAATCGTTTGACGTTGCTGAGAATTTCTAAACCCTTTTCTAATCCTGGACCACGTGGTGTTGTGCCCGAAGTACGATTGGCTTTGTCAAAACTGCTCTTATAGACGAAGTTCACGCCAAGATCCTGACAAATTTCTTTTAGGGTACCTGCAATAGCGCAGGCATGATCAAGTGATTCAATTTGGCAAGGTCCTGCAATTACTGTGAGAGGGTTGCCGGAACCTATTTCAAAGTCCCTTATTTTTACTGCCATTCTAATTTCTCCTGTGTGAAAGGATACTGAGCCTCGCGATAAAAGGCTTTGCGCTTGGTAAGATGCCGCTTGGCAAACTTACAGGTGCTGGTAATATCCCAAATTTCTACGTGATCTTTGTCTTCGGCCTTGCGAATACCGCGACCTATACTTTGAATAACCCTGACAAAGCTTTTGCCAGGCTCAACAAGAACAAGATTAAAAATACGGGGAATATTAATACCAACAGCGGCCACACCATAGGTTGCGACGATAATTTTGTCTGTTGCCTCTGCCACTTGGTCATATTCATCCTGTCGGTCTTTTGCTTTGGTTGCACCTGACACAAACACAGCACGTTCACCCAGTCGTTGAACCAGTGCCTGTCCAGCTGCCACACGATCCACCAGCACTAGAGTGTTGCCGGTTGTGTTGACTTGTTCAATGAGTCGGGCCATGGCATCAAGCCTACCTGACTCCTCTAACAAGTATTTAAGCTCGCTTTGATAGTTACTGTACTCCACATGATCAACAAGTTGTACAATGTTGACATGGCACTGTGCCAGCACACCGCGCTCCTGTAGCTCTGCTGCAGCCAGTCTTGATATCACTGGCCCAAGACTCACATGTAGAGATTGAAATTCAAACATCTCTTTGGGTACTGTGCCAGTAAGGCCCCAGCGCATAGGTATATGTGCCATGACCCCGGTGAGTAAAGTCTTTAACGCATCAGCTTTGGCCATGTGTACTTCATCAACAATAACACATACTACATCTTCTAGGAAATCACCAATGGTAATGTCTGCCTCGGCACTCTTGGTATTTTTCAACAAGATGTTTAGGCTTTGCCAGGTGCATATAGTGTGCTGACGTCCAAACTCTTTGCGATCACCAAAGTACACACCCACGTCCAGGCCCATGTTGCGATAGTCGGCTTCGGTCTGTGTGACAAGACTCTTGTTGGGTACAATCACAACACTGCGCCCATGCACACCCACAGCGTTGCTGAGTGCTGCTGTGATCACAGTTTTACCTGCACCTGTGGCCACTTCCTGTATGCTTTGTGGATTTTTTAAAAAGTTATTGATGATTTCAACTTGATAGTCACGCAACTCCATGGCTTGTC